CAACAAACTAATATAAGTGAACCTTTACAAGATATTGCAGAAGGGTATTATACTCTAGAATTAGTTGTACAGCAACAAGTAGACCCTAATAGTCCTATAATAACTAATAGTGAAACTTTTTGTTATTATAATACTTGTCAATTAGATTGTACTATTGATAAAAAAACTTTAGAATTATTACAAAATAATTGTTGTAATGAAAATGATTGTACTGGCAAATTAACCCAACAAACTAGAGATATTGAAACATTAAAACTTTATAGAGAAGGATTGAAGTCTTCTGCTAGCCTTTGTAAAAAAGAAACTGCTACAGAAATAAATACATGTCTTCAGTATAAATTAAATGTATTAAATATTGATTGTGGTTGTAAATAACTAAATATATGAGGTTAAGTACTTATAAAGATTTATTGTGTAAATTAGATGCTGAAATTTCAAAGTTAGTACAATCTTTTTGTAGATCAGAAACTTATGGATATAAGACTTGTAAAGATAAGTTACAAAAACTAATTCATACAAAACAATTATTAGAAAATAATTTTAACTTACCAGAAATGAGTAAGTTATTTTTTAGTTGTTCTAGTAATGAAGATGGGACTATTAAAACTATAAAAAGATTTAATAAGATTATTGGTAATAAAATTGAGTTGATAGTAAAAACAATTACTAAAACTATTGATACTTCAAGAGAATTTAGATTTGAATTACCTGCAATACCTAATACAGAAGGATTTTATATTTATTCTTTATGGATAAATTGTCAAATAAATAGTGTAGCAGATGTAGCAAAAGTATTAGAAATATTAGAAAAAGCAAATTACTTAGGATTTTTTAATTTTCAGTATGATTCTATTACTAATGAAATTTTTTCTAATGAATCTTATTTATATACTGAAACATTTGAATATGAATATATCTACTTTGATGTGTTTACTACTCTTCAATGTTTAGACTTAAAACCCATTACCCTTTTAATAGAAAAAACTAATTAAAAACTTAAAATTTATTCATAAGTTTGTAAAGTAATTAAAGAAAAAATATGTGTGTAGACTGTAACCCTTTAGAAACCAATACTGGATTAATTCAGTACTCTGGTCCTGATTTAATTATATGTAATGGTAATACCATTACTAATGGAGAATTACTTACATCTGTAATTGCTAAATTTGATAATTGTATTGGCTTACTCCAAAGTCAATTAGATATGTCAACTTTAGTAGAAAACAGTCCTTGTATTAATTTAACTAAAACTTCTTTATTAACAGTATTACAAAGTATTTTAGATACTGAGTCTGCTTATTGTACTCAGCTACAAACATTAAATATTCAACTAACTAGTTTACAAAATCAAGTAAATAATTTAAATTTAACTAAACCTGTTACTGTAACCGCATGTGATTCAACTAGAGTTACTTTAACTGAAACTCCTAGCTTAAAAACTTTTAAAGTAAATGGTTTAGTTCCCCCAAAAACTATTCTTCCTTATTTTGGTTTACCTACCGATTTTAGCCCTACAGGATTAGGTATAGCAGGTACAGAAACAGCAGGATGGGCAATAGCTAATGGTAATAATGGTACTATAAATGCTTTAAATAATTTTATAAAGTATGGTCCTTCAGCTATTACAACCCCAAGTGGTAGTAATACAGTTTTATTAAATGCTACTAATATTCCTCCAGTATCTTTTACCACTAATGCTAATTTTACTGTTACGGGAACTACTAATGAGGCAGGAGAGCATAGACACATTTCAAGAAATTTAGAATATGGTGCTCCTGCATGTGTTATTAATGGGGATGATGGAGCTTTACCTGAAGCAAATCCAAGTATTTATATTGAAGCTCAACCTGATTCAGGATGTGCTACTGCTTCATTTATAGGAAAAAATGGTATTCACTCTCATACTTTTAGTGGAAGTGCAACAGGTTCTTTTTCAGGAAGTACTATAAATACTAGTGTTCAAAGTATTAGTGTTGTACCACAACATATACAAGCTATTCCTATTCAATGGGTTGGACTATGCTAATAATAAATAATAAATAAAAATATATAATATGTGTAATAATTATCCAAATTGTAACTGTTCTAGTTGTTCACCATGCCAAAGTTGTACTCAAGTAACGCCTACTTGTAATTGTACAACTACTTGTACTTGTACTACTGAACAATTTACAGAAGAATGTCCTTGTGGATTACAATCTACAAATTGCTTAATTTATACAGGAGATAATCTACAAGATTGTGAAGGAGATGATTATCTCTTTAGAGGTACTAATTTTAATACTTTTTTATCTCTATTATGGGATACAGTTAAATGTGCTGTAACTCAAACAACAGATACAATAGATTATACAGGAGCAGATATGAAAACTTGTGATAACAGTACTACAATTGTTGCCACAAATACTCCAGTTACTACAGCTTTAAATAATATTTGGAATTACATTAAATGTTGGTATACTGATTTAGAAGATTTAATTAATGATAGACAACCTGTTTGGCAGTTAAGTAATACAATATTAGTAGGAAGTTCTCAACCAGCTCCTTTTAATACTTTACCAACTGCTTTAGATGAAATAGCTAAATATCATTTTGCTAAAGAAGAAGTTATTATTTCATTACAAACTGGTACATATACTTTAAGTACCAATTTGTTAATTACAAATAAATTTCAATATAATTTAATATTTCAAAGTCAAACAGGGAATAAAAATGATGTTACAATAAATACTGGCCTATCTGCTATAATAGTTACAAATCAAGCAGCCTTTACAATGCGTAATTTAACATTAACTTCTGCAGTAGAAAATTTATCAGGATTACAAATTAGTAATCTTTCAAAATGTTTCATGACTAATTGTACTGTATTTTTACCAACTCAAACTACAATTAATGATTATTATTATATTTCTATAAGTGAAAAAGCAGAACTTCAATTAGATAATTTAGAATTTAATACTGCATTAGATAATACTAAAGTTAAAGTTCCATTTTATGTTTCTACTTTTGCATCTTTAAGAGCAGATAATTGTAAATTTGCTAATTTTTCATCAATTTGTATAAATGATTTAAGTTCTTCTAGTTATTTTGGTAATGTTCAATTTAATAATATTTATAGAGTTGCTTTTGAGTCAAACAATAATTCTACTGTTTTTGTATCAGGAGATAATAACTTTGATGGAGAATACACTCCTACAGGATATGAAAATACAGTAGATTACTTGCCTCTTAGTGGTTTAACTGTTTTTTTTGCATCTGGTAATTCTTCTATTGTTGTAACTCGTTTAAGAATTAGAAATTCAAATTTAACTGCAATTCCAAATCTTTTATATATAGAAGATGGCCCCACAGGAACTGTAATTAATGCAACGGGTAATAAATGTTTAGTAGCAGAAGCTAATAGCAAAATAGTATCTACATTATCTTATTTTGAAAATTTTATAGGACCTGTTAATCCAAATACAAATGGAATGATTTCTCTTTTTGGAAATGTATTTGCAGAGGTAGCGTATGGTGTTAATGGGTATGTTGGTCAATTAAGTTATAATACTGCAAGTACCATAGGATTTCCTTTGGGAATGTCAAATCTTTTCATAAAAGATGCTAGTGTAACTTTACAAACTAATCCTGGAGTACTAAATAAACCATTTGCTTATGATGACCAATCTGTAAATTTTTCAGGATGGTCTCCAAATTTACAACCTACAATAGTTCCTACTTTATAATAAAAAAACTTAAATATAATAACTAAAAATAACTAATGACTAAGCAAAAAATTATAGATTTTTTTGGTTATAAAGCAGGAAGAAAGTTATATAACTTATTATATAGTAGCTGTGCTAATTTTTGTTGTATAGTTAAAGATTGCTTAGGAATTAGTGATTCAGGTAATCCTAATTTATTATTAAATCAACAAGGAGATTGGGTAACTCACTCAAATACTCAAGGGTTATTTGCTCAAACTGGTAATAGTACAATAATTTCAGGAACAACAGTAGAAAGTACTTTAATTAACGGAGGTGTTGGAACTTTGTCAGTTCCTGCAAATGGATTTCAAGTTGGAGATAGTTTTAGATTAATTTTTGGTGGAGTATTAAATGCCGCAAATAATCAAACTATAAGAATAAAGTCTAAAACAAATGGAGTTGTATTATTGGATAGCGGAGTTCAACCCATATCAAATATAACTAATGATATTTGGAGCTTAAATATTGATTTTACGATTAGACAAATAGGCGCTGCAACTGTAGCCTCTATAGTTTCGCTTGGCTCATTTCATTATACTAAAACTTCTAATGCAGCTATACAAGGATTTGCATTTAATGTGGTAAATAATACCACGTTTAATACCACAATAAACAATACTTTAGATATAACCGTACAGTGGGGAAGTAATAATGCAGGAAACTCAATATATAGTGATATATTTATATTAAACAAAACATATTAAAAAAGTTAAATAAATGAACAGATTAAGTAGAGCAGATATTTTAACCATGTTTGGTTACACAGCAGGTACTAAACTATACAATATATTATACAGTAGTTGTGCAAATCTATGTTGCCTAATTAAAAATTGTTTAGGTATTTCTAGTGGAGGCGATGCAAATTTAGTTTTAAATCAACAGGGAGATTGGATTACTGCAGGTGGTGGAGGTAGTCAAAACTTATCAAGTGTTTTAGGAGTAGGCAATGCATCTGGAGCTAATGATATAAATTTTGATACATTACAAGGATTGTATTTTGCAAACACTTCAAGACTAAGAGAGGGCACTATAGATGCAGGACTTGGTGGAAGTAATGGTGTTGCTCAAATTTGTGGACTTGGTTATGAGTTAAAATGGGAAGCAGGTAGACTTTATGTAATGAATGGTAGTGGAAATGGAATTAGATTTTCATTATATAATTTTAGTACTACTCCAACAGCAAATGACGATGTTACAAAAGGATATGGTATAGGTTCATTATGGACATTAGATGATAATAGTGTTTATAAATGTACTGATCCAACTATTGGAGCAGCTGTTTGGACTTTACAAACAGTGTCTATTCCAATTGAAATTCAGGTTGCAGCAAGTGATGAATTAACTCCTTTAAGCGCTGGGTTTTCAAAAGTTACTTTTAGACTTCCAACAGCTTTTACACTTACTGAAGTAAGAGCAAGTTTAACAACTGCTCAATCTTCTGGACTTGACTTTACAGTTGATATAAACCAAAATGGAACTTCTATTTTAGGGACACTATTAACTTTTAATAATACACAAAAAACAAGCACTACAGCTGCAGTACCTGCTACAATTGTAACATCTTCCCTAACTGACGATGCTGAAATAACTGTAGACATTGACCAAATAGGAGATGGAACTGCTACAGGCTTAAAAATAACTTTAATTGGTACTAGATGATAATTAATCCTTATTCTTTTGGAGTTTCTTTAGATCCCGATGCTCAAGCTTTCTTAACCGCTGCTGGAATTACAGACGCTACTATTTCTGGAGCTATCAATACTTTGGTAGTTCAAATGAAAGCTGACAATATATGGACTAAAATGAAAGCTATTTATCCAATAGTTGGAGGAGTTGAAAGTACTCATAAATGGAATCTAAAAGATCCTAGAGACTTAAATGAAGCATTTAGATTAACATTTGGTGGTGGAATTACTCATGATGAAAATGGAATGACAAGCAATGGAGTAAATGGATTTGCTGATACATACTTAAATGATATTGTTCATTTAGCAAATGATAACAAATCTATTTCAATGTACATAAGAAATGTATTAACAGTCGGGTCTCCAATGGGATTGATTGATGCTTTTGGACAGGCATCTAATAGATTTTATCCTGAATTTTTAGGACAAGATTATTCCACTTTAGGATTTATTCAGTCTGGGAGAGACGTTGCAGGAAGTCAAATTGGATTTTTTACAATGAGCAAAAGTTCTTTACTTGATTTTAAATATTACAGACCAGGAATTGCTTATATACCAGTTCCAGGAGTTAATGCAAGTAATTTAAATGCTAATTATTATTTATTAGCATCAAATAATGAAGGATCAGCAGAATATTCAGAAGCAAATTTAGCTTTTGCTAGTATTCAAGAAGCACTTAGTGACACTGAAGAAGCCAATTTTAGAACAGCTATAGAAACATTTCAAACTACTTTAAGTAGAAACGTATGATAGTATATTTATTAACAGAGCAAGAAAAAGAATTATTGATAGGAAAGTGTTATTCTAATAATACATTTTTTAATCCTATTCAAGATAATAATAATAACTGGATTATATCCCAAGAAGAGGTTTTAAATGCAACATATGAAGATGTATTGTGGGTAAAAGATTTAGCTACTATTGAATATATTGCTAAACCACCAATAATAAATTTTAACTAAATAACACTTTAATAGTAAAGGCAAAATTATAAAATAATGAAAATACCCGAATTTAATATAGTAACTTATTTAAAAACATTATTAATTTCTTTGATTGCCTTTGTCTCTCCTATATATGGATTGTTACTAGCTGTAGGTGCCATGATTTTTTTGGATACTATACTAGGAATTACTAAAGCAATTAAATTAGAAGGGTGGGAGTCTATTACATCTAGGAAAGCAAGTGTAATTATTAGCAAATTTTTACTCTATCAATTAACTGTATTAACCTTTTTTATAATAGACTATAATTTAATAAATGAATTTGCAAAATTACATTATCAAAATAATTATTTATTAACTAAATTAGTAACACTATCCTTATGCTTTGTAGAAGCAAAGAGTATAGATGAAAATATAAAAATTATTTTTGGCTTTTCTATTTGGACAAATTTAAAAGAAGTATTAATAAGAACACAAGAGTTAAAAAAAACTCCTAAAAAATAAAATTTAAACATGCAGGTTTATTTCTTAAACAGTCTTCCTGATTTTGGATATTCTTATTATATTTATTATCTTAAAACAGATGGCAAATATTATGGTTGGGATGCCCAAAATAATAAGTTTTATAACTTATCTACACCAAATATAGATGACTTAGTAGGATTAAGTTTTGAAAATTTGCAAGAAGGAGATGTGTTATATTATGATAGTGCTTCTCAAACATGGATTAATAAAGTTATTAAACAAAATGACTTAACACCTAGTTCTATAAAGTATCCTACTGTGGATGCAGTTAATACTGGATTATCAAGTAAACAAAAAACAATAACATCAGGAACAGCAGCACCATCAGGTGGAATTGATGGAGATATTTATTTACAATACACTTAAATTATGGCAAATCAAACAATTACCACAGCCGTTAACTACGATAGTACTTCAATCAGGTCATTGCTAAATGGCGAGACTATTACAATTAATGGGGGTTCTCTTACAATTGATGCTGATGTTAGATATAATCAACAAGCTGCAGTCTTTGGTAATATTACTGTATCGTCTACTTTGGGTGGTGTAGTGGAAATTAATGGTACGCAAGTCTGGGAAGTGCCTTTTTCATCTTCTACTGGCAACGTGCCAACACAATCTGATCTTGGGTCTAACACAGTCACAGGTGACTTTAGTGGCGCAACAGGTGAACTTACTCGTGTTTGGGCAACAGGTTCTTTTAATCCTGCTGGGGAAGGAGAAGTGATGCCCTCAACTGGCTTTATTAAATTAAGAAATAAAACAGGTAACTTTATTTCTGGAGAAACAATTACTTTACCAAATGGTTCAATAGTTACAGCCTCAAGTGAAGGCCAAAGAAGTTGGATTCATGTTGTCGGTGCTTCGGGCTCAACAATGCTTACGCCACGAATGTCAAACGTTACTATACAGGGTGATTGGTATGAAGTAGGCATAACTGATGGCACAGATAATCAGACAATTCAAATGCCAGTTCGAGACGAATTTCCAGCTATACAAATTGAAACTGAAGTTGGGTCAGGTGTTTACGAATGGTGGGCTAATGCTGCTGATTCATGGAATGGTTTATATCCAAATACAGACCTAGCTTTCGGAAATACGAATACAACTTTCACGAGAAACGCAATCGCTGGCCCTGCAAATTATCCAGCGGCGGAGCGCGTGCGGGAGACGGCTGCAAACGGCGTACACTCGTGGAACGGCCAGAATTTGCAAGCGCTACAGATGGACGGAGGGTCGTATACTCATCGCGCAATCGTGAAGCAGGAAACGCGCCAATGGTGCGTGGTGCAACTTTCCACCAATTTTGGTGCTGATAGATACGGCGCGCTTGTGGACATGGCGGCTGGTACCATTATCGCTAACCCCAGTGTCGGGTCGCCAACT